TTTTGCTACAACTGCAGATGGTGTCTTCAGCTTTGCTGAATCGTCATCTGGTTTGTAGTTATCGGGGGATGGACCGCCAAGATCTTCTATTTGACCATGACCTGGTACATAATCGGGGGTCTTCTGCATTGGATCTGCAGTTGTTGCCCCTTTGGTTACTACATTTTCTGCCATTTCTTTTAATTGGTTACCAACGGACATTGTTTACTCTCAGAGGAAAACAAAATTGTTACAAAATTGTTTTAATCTATACTTATTTATAGAGTTTATAGATTTAAGAGAAAATTATTGAACATTGAGAGTTTCTGTTCTTCTAATTCTCGACGGGTTACTGCATTCTCGATCTCGATTCTTGCTTGTTCAGCAGCCGCTTCGCGAATGGAACCACCTTCCCAAACCCACTCTTTTCCTTCCATTACTCCATTAACAAAGGCATCAGGAGCAGAAGGATCTGCCACTATATCAGCAGCAGTTGCAAGGAT